TATCAATATTATTTTGCATTCTATATATTATAATATAGAAAATATATTTCTAAATGATTTTTTTAAACCTTTTTTAAATTTTTATAATATTTCTTTAAGTGATTTTTTTAAACCTTTTAATCGTCAATCAAACTAAAAAGTAAAGTGTCGAGATTTGCGTACGGATCCACCGGTTTAAGCGGTTCGTTCATTTTTTCAACTGGTACAACTGGTAAATCTTCAGGTTTTTTAATTAATGAGTTTTCGTCATTAACTAAATTATCCTCATTTTTATTAATTAAAGGCTGTTCGTTTTGTTGTCCTTCTGCTTCATTTTGTTGTATAGGTTCAGGGGTAAAAGTTGAAGTTGGTTGAAAAGTTGGTTGAATTACTGGCGCTTGAATGACTGGAGGGGGTAATGGCTCGATATAATTGTTAGTTCGTCTTAGTCGTTGTTCTTCTGAAACTTCATTTAAGTCGTGTTTTATCTTAGTGAATAGAATTGTCATTTCCCAAACGCATCCATTAAGGTCTAGTATCTTTTGATTTTGTTCAGTTAATTTTAAATAGAACTGTCTAATACTTCCGCTTTTGATTATATTTTTTCGTGTAAAGTCGTTATTATTATAAATGAGGATACCACCGTAATTTACTGATAATGGTACTTTACAAATAATATCATTGTTTGATTGAGATGTTGAAGCACTGTTTCCAGAATTTAAAGAAGACCTTATTAAAACTGAATGAACTGACGCAAGATTTACAACACCATCAAAAAATGAACTACTTGTTATTTGTCTTGAAGCAGTAATTCCGAATAATTGTTGAGTATAGTCTGTAGCAGAATAAACAAAATTTACTGCAGTTACAGGGCTTTTTATTGTGATTAAAAATTTATTGAAAACGTCAGAATAAGATATAGTAAAATCGTTTTGAAGGCCATTTAATGTACTCATTAAAGTATCTACGGTATAATTTCCAGATGGAATTATAATATTTACAGCAACAGCACCAGGCGATTTAGTATAAGAAAGTACATTATTTTGTAAAGCTGTAGAAATATTATAAAAACTTAAGGGGATTTCTGCACTAATAACTTCTATTTGAAGCCATTGATCTTCTAATAAATCAATTGAAAAGGGTAAATTAACTATTAAATCCGCATTATTTGTAATTTGTGTACATTCTTTCGAACGAATATTAAAATAAAGTTGTTCTTCCATATATTATTAAATTACTTTAGATTTTATTTTTCTTCTTTTTCTACTTTTTTATCATCGTTTTCTGGTTGTTCTTCCGTCTCTATCTCAAAGTTTCCTAATGAACTTTTAAACGCAAATTTCTTATAACAGTGGCTATTTATAAAAAGTTTAAAAATTCGTTCTAAAACGAGAACAAATAAAAGTACCATTTGAATTACAGAATCATTTTCTACCATATATATTAAATTTAGAAATTAATTTAAAAAACTCTAGAAAAAATTAATTTCTACTGTATATTATATATATGAATTCTTCTGATTATGGATTAGTTTCTCGCCCTGATTTGCCTGATAAAATGAACGAATCGATGTCCGTTCCTCCGCTTATTTGCCGTGATGTACGAGCAACCAAACGACGCTTTAATTGCGTAAATGGAAATACTTTCAATACTGCTGGGACAGAAATCCGCATACCTATAGCCGGTAATTTCGTACTTGGGGCTCACAATACAAATCTTAATTTTAAATTACAATTTGCTGGAACTGCTGGAGCAACTGCAGTTGCAACAGCGGATTTTTCATGGCATGCTATGTTCTCACAAGTGCGAATTGAATCTGGAGCAGGTTCATCTATTATTCTAGAACAAATTGATGAACCAGGACTATTAGCTGCTTTTATTGGACAATATACTTATACACAAGAAGACCTTCAAAAAGAAAATGCAAAAGGTATGGGATGTAAAGGACTTCCTAGCTCTACTGATGGATTACTTGTAAAAACTGGTACTGATCTTGTTTTAACAAATGCAGATATTACTCTTAATTTATCAACAGTTCTTGGTCTTTTTAGTACATCATTACCTCTATATTCTACAAATGGTATTACCGTGGTATTGACATTAAATCAGTATGCCGCATCTGGTGTTTTTGGTGCTGGAATTAGTGGGTTATCTGCTATTAGTAATATTTACATTACTGCTAATTGCTTGGAAGGAGGCGAAAAATACGAAAGAGAATTAAATGATGCAAAGACAAAGAACGGGGAAGTATCTGTCATGTTTAACACAGTTAGGAGATATGTTCAAACTGTTGCAGTTGGTTCGGCTTCTGGTGGTACTAATCTGCTTATTAATGATCGAGCGAAATCTTGTCTTGGATTTTTTGCGGTTTCAAGAAAAACTAATGAGTTGCTTAGTTCTACTGTATATAAAAATTCATCTTCTAATTTTCCATCTTGGACAAATCATAATTATAATATTGCTGGACAAATGTATCCAATGGCTGGGGTTTCTACAATTGGAGAAGCTATAGATGAAGCTTATGATACAATGCAACATTTAAGCAAAACTAAAGGTTTGGGAGGAGTAATATCGAGAACACAAGCCGTTTTATCAACCGCTTATGACGCTGACGAAAATGGAAATTCTGGTATTGTTGCAGTAAATCTTTCTAAATGCTCAGCAGATGAAAATGTTTGGGGCAAAGGTATAAACCTTTCTGGTTCTAATCTTAGTAATTATCTTAATGTTACATATACACCTGTTACAGATCCTTGTACTGTCACTATTTACTCTATTTTCCAAATGAAAGTTCATATTGATAAAATGGGCGGATTTTCTACTGAGTTTTAAAAAAAGTATAAAAATTATTATCTAATTTATTATATATATAATGGAACCAAACGAAAATCAAGTTGAAATTAATAAACTTACTAAAGATATTTTAGACAAACAAAAAAAGCTAGAAGAACTAATGGGTAAAAAATTAATTTATAAAAAAAATGGTACTGTTGATTATCGTTCATTAAGAATGGATACAACAAACCAAGAAAAATTTAAAGAATATAATAGAGAAAAAAGAGAAAAGCTAAAAAAAGCAAAAATGCAAGAACTCGAACAAGCGCTAGACAATCAAATACAAAAAACCCTTAATACTGTTATTGAACGGAAAAAGAAAGAAGTAGTTGAAAAAGAAGCACCATCAAGAGAACCAACACCAAACCGCATACGGCCAAATTCCTTTTAAATTATCATATATTATCATATCTATATAAAGAGATATCATATTATATAATAGAATGGCACCAAAAGTAATTGATTATAGTAAATCAGTAATATATAAAATCGAACATATTGATAATCCAGAATTATTATATGTTGGTAGTACTACAGATTTTATAAGAAGAAAATCAGAACATAAACGTAGATGTAAGAATGAAAATGGAAAACAATATAATTCAAAACTTTATCAACTAATCAGAGATAATGGCGATTTTGATAATTTTAAATGTATAGTTATCAAAGAATATCCATGTAATAGTAAAATAGAATTAATCATAGAAGAAGAAAAAAATAGAAAAGAGTTACAAGCTAATTTAAATACATCTAAAGCATATATAAGTATTGAAGAAAAAAGAATAAATCAGAAACATAGTGATATCATTTATAGAGAAAAACATAAAGAAAAAATAAAAGAAAAAATGACTTGTCCGTGTGGTAGTATATTTAGAATACTAGATAAATCGAAACATATAAAAACATTAAAACATATAAATTTTATAAACAATTAAGTAATTTAATTTCTATTATATATTAATAACTATAATAGAAATGGAAATTATAAAAAACCAAGAAATCAAGTTAAAGTTAATAAAACAAAGCATTGACGAACTAGATAAAGATTTATTATCTATCCCCGAGCCCTTGCCTAGGAAATCAATGGCACTATATTTGGTAGGAGCACCAGGAAGCGGAAAAACTAGTTTATTGTTGTCATTGCTTCTGTCAAAAACTGCTTATTTAAAAAAGTTTGATAAAGTCTATCTACTGTCTGGTTCTCTTCAAACATTACCACCCGAACTAATAGCAAATTTACCACCAGAACAAGTTTATGATGAATATAATATTGATAGTATTTATGAAAAAGTAAAAGAAGAAAAAGACAGCGCATTAAATCCAAATGTATTATTTATTCTTGATGACGTTGTTAAAGACATTAGAGCAAAAACATTTAATAAACTAATTTTAAATAGACGTCATATAATCCAGAATTCAACCAATCCAAAAGTTAAAGCGGGTTGTTCCATATGGATTACATCACAAACTTATAATTTATTAGAATTACAAATTAGAAAAAATATGAACGCTATTATTTTATTTCCTACTGCTAATCGAAAAGAATTAGAATGTATTAAAAATGAATTAATGATGGATTTAGACGAAAAAGAACAAAATGCAATTTTAAAATATGCATGGTCTAAGCCTTATGGGTTCTTGTTTATTCGTATGGATAAGCCAAAAACATTGAAATATTACTCAAACTTTGATTTAATAAAAATATAGTCTAAAAAATAATATCTATAGTATAGTATATGTGTAAATTAAGCAATTTTTATGTTGTTGATCTATTTGATAAAACTGCTGATAATGGTAGTATTGTTTTTAATGTTGCAAATAGTCTTCCTCAATTAATGAATACACCTTGTAAAATAGTAGTTAAACAAATTCAAACAGAATTAAAAGATGATACTGTTGATATAAATGCGTCTTTATATCTTCGAGTAATTCATAATATAAATATACAAAGTGGATCAAATTTATCAGGGTTTAGTTCTTCAAATACATTAGCATTTATTGATTCTTTTCAAGCAAGAACCATAAACAATTTACAAACAACTGGATTTACTACGGCTGAATGTAAATTGTTTGCTCCAACCGGTTTGCCAGCTATTTTAACTTTACGACGGACAAGTGGTCAAAATATGTTAATTATTGATGATCCAACACTTTCATGGGCTGTCCGCCTTGAGATAACAATAAACCCCGACCAAGATTAAATAAAAGTATAATTTAAATTATATTATCTAGCATATATATAATATGATTCAACGGAATAAAAAACCAGTTAAGACTGAAGTAGTTATTGGTTCTAAATTAGTAAATGAGAACAACATAAACACTAAACCAAAAAAGAAGAAACTAATAAACGAATTCGTCGGCGGTTCTAAATTAGTTAATGAAAACAATATTGTAATCAATATGCCTGAACCAGTTAAAAAAAAACGAAAAAAAAAACCAAAAATACAAACAGAACCTGAAGGAATAAGTGATGAAGCAAAAAGAAATTTTCAAGAAACGGCGTCACAATATGCTAGGGGAAATTTTCCACCAATTCCAGATAGTATTGATATAACTAAAATAAAAACAACTGGTGCTTTAAATGCATTTACAAATACATTGAGGACGACTATGGGATTACCATCAGTTCCAGTAGCACCAATTACTTTAACAACAGCGCCAACAGTTCCAGTTAAACCAGTTTTAACAGAAACAACAACAGCAGTAGCATCTATACCAGCAGTCGCCACAACTTCAGATTTATCGCCACCAATTGCTTCAGGTGTTCCAACTTTATCGCCACTAAAACCAATAAGTACTCCAACTATATCACCTCGAATTGCTATAGTAGAAGATAAAAATAAAATATATTTTGATACACTTTTTAATGATTTATTCAATATTATAGAATTAGAAGTAAGTGAAAAAAATACATCAGATATAAATGATAAAGTTTTAATTTTTTATAAAACTAATAAAGAGTTATTTAATAACATATCTGATGAAAAATTAATTAATTATATTAATTTATGGTTAAATAATTATCCTGAGTTGAAAGATGATGAAGATTTTTTTAACTATTTAAAATTATTATATCGAAGATTTAAAGAACAATCACTAGAAAAAATAACAAAAAAAGAATTAAAAACAATATCATTAAAAGAAACAACTAAAGAAACAAAATTATTAAAGAAAGATATAATAGAATTAAAAGATGAAAATAAAAATTTAGAAAAAGAAAAAACACAAAAAAACGAAGAAAAGAAAAAAATAAATGAAAAAGTAATTGATGAAATAGAAGAAGTAATTGCAGATAAAACTGAAATTAAAACAGTTATATATAATGGAAAAGAATTATTAAAAAAAATTGCACAAGATTTTCTTAATCTTCCTAAAGGAGAAAAAGAATCTATTTTAGAAAAAATAAAAAAAATAGAAGCATTTTCTAATCTTTCACCACAAGAAAAAAATGAACAAATATTACAATCAAAAACTATGGAAACCACAATATCAGGTTCAGGTGGTGTTCAACAAACTGTTATGTCATATCCAGAAATGGGAGCAGGTATTATAAAAGGAGATAATAGTTCACATTCAAGTCTATTACCATCTACTTTATCTCCGCAAAATACAGGAGGTGGGGATATACCTCCACCTAGTTATTTAGAATCATCTATACCTACATTATCAAAAGAAAAATTAATTGAATTTGTTAAAAAATATTGGGATGTATATGGTAATTTTACTAAAATCGCTATTAAAAACACAGAAAAAGGAGGACAAGTTAGAACCACCTATGAACCTTCTAAAGCTGAGTTATTAGAAAATGCGATTTTGTATTTTAATCAAACACTTAATAAAAAATATCAAAATTTAAAATCACCTGCACTATCTGGAAAACAAAATATAACGTATGATGATTTAGTTAAAGAATTTATAACAGACTTTAAAATATTAGTACCAGACTATTTTTCAAAAGAAGGATATATAAAACCCGATACATCAATGTCTGAAGATAATAAAAATATTATAACTGAATTTTATAATAAGTATTATCCAATACAAGATAAAAAACCATCAGTTGTAGATTTAAGAAAAAATATTGAAATTATAACTGGAAATACAAAATTTTATAACCAAAATCCTATAACCAAAAAAAAACCAAATCAAGATGAATTAATAAGTATATTTGAAGAAGAATATAAAAAATGGTTAGAAACACAAACAACCGAACCAGAACCAGAACCAGAACCAGAAGCACCACCAGAAGCACCATCAGAAGCACCACCAGAACCACAAGAAATACAATTTTTAACACCAGAAGAATATAAAAAAAATATTCTTTTATTAACTGTAGAAAATGATGCGGATAAAATTAATGCATATTTTGAAGGTTTTAAAAAATGGAATACATCAGATAATCCTGAAAAAGTAAATATTTTAGGTACTGAATCAACTAGAGATAAATTAGGAATATTAATTAGATATATGAATCAGTATCAATATACAGCACCATCAACAACCGAACCAACAGAACCAAAACCAGATAATGAATTAAACGACGACGAGTTTTATAATAAATATTATCCAGAAGCAGTTTTTAATGGCGTTGATTCATTACCATTGAAAGAAGAACTAATAAAAAGAATTAATAAGGGTATGGAAAGTTCGCGTGCAACAACAACCGTGGCAAGTGGTATAAATGTGTTAGCTATGTTTTTCAAAGCAGTTCATTTAAAAGAATTACCACAACGCGAACCAATTTGTGCTCAAAGCGCAGACCGAGATGGTTTAGAAGTTTGTTATCCAGCATCTATTTATATTGATTATCTTAACCAATTAATAACAAATAATAAAATAATTGAACTAGATTTAATTTATAAAAAAGCTACATCAATTACACCATCTATAACTTTAGATAATGAAATTAAAATACAAGAAATAATATTATCATCATATAGACCAGATAAAGCTAATGTTATTGATAATGATTTTTATGTATGGTTACAACAACAAACACCGCCGAATCCACCAATCAAACCATCAGTATCAGAACCACAAGAAATAGAATTTTTAACACCAGAAGAATATAAAAAAAATATTGTTTTATTGAATCCTATTTCTGATGAAAATAAAATTAATGCATATTTTGAAGGTTTTAAAAGATGGAATACATCAGATAATACTGAAAAAGTAGATATTTTAGGAACTGAAATAACACAAGATAAATTAGGAATATTAATTAGATATATGAACCAGTATCAATATACAGCACCATCAACAACAGCACCAACAGCACCAACACCAACACCAACACCAACACCAACACCAACACCAACACCAACACCAACATCAACTGGAATAACAAAAGAAGAATTTGAAATTATTACAAGATTAGAAATTTTAGAACTATTTTATAAAAAGTTCTATCCAAATGATATATTTACTCAATTAAATGAAAATGAGCCATCAAATGCTGAATTATTTTCTAATAATAAATTGATTAATACTAAATATGAATATCCAATAGCCTCAAAGGGACTTACTAAAGAAGAAAAAAATAAATTTATTAGAAACTCATTACAATCTTCATTCAAAGATGCTTTTTTAATATACAAAGAAAAAAATAAAAATGTAAATAGGAATAAGTCAGAAAATAAATTAAAAACGTTTTATAATGAGTATTTTCCTAATGATGTATTCACAAAAAAAGGAGATGAACCATCAATCGAAAAATTAAAAGAAATGATAATTTTAATTAAACCTGATTTTACTTCTGAAAGCACAGATGATTTAGAATTATCAGAAACATTTAAAAGTTTTTATAATTATATAAACAAAAATAAAATATTACAAAAATATTATGAATACTTAAATGAAATATCAAATGATTTTGAAGGCGGTGGATTAAGAGATGAATATGTTATAGCTACTGGTGATGCTTTTGGATCCATTGGGCGTAGTAATAACTATCTAATGCAAAAAATTAAAGATTCGAATTATATACCAACTAAAGCAAAAAATAAAGATTTTTTTAAATGGTTAGATAATAATCAAGGAATAACAGAACCAACAGAACCAATTATTAATAAACCACAAACAAACGAAAATCAAGTTAATTTAGCGTATAAAGTGACAAATGTTTCTTATGACGACACAGATAAACCTAGAAGGATAGACCAATTAATATTATTAGATAATTATACAAGTCGTAATATTTCAGTTTATCAAGATGGAACGACTATTTATTTCTGTTCTACTGGTTCTCGTGCTGAATTATCATCTCAAGCCGCTCAAGATTGGTTACAATCAAATATTGCTATTTTAATGGGAATAACAACTTCTAATTTATCTACTAGATTTATAGAAGAAAGAAGAGTATTAGATGAACTTGTGACGACATTACGACCAACAATAATTATATTCTGCGGCCACTCACTTGGTGGTCGTCTCAGTAACGAATTATTTACTTATTCTATTGAAGCTAAAAGAAATGTTTATCAACCTTTTAGTATAACATTTAATGCCGGTAGTGTTTTCCATACTTCTTTTACTGATAAATATAATAATAATTATTTACAACATCGTGTTTTACAATTTCACGCAAATTTAGATCCATTGAGCGCAACAAATACAATAGGAACAATTGTTAATGTACCATTTACTGGAACTTATCCTCATTCTATGACAAATTTTGAAAATGTTGATTATGCCCCTTATAAAAATTTCATTTCTGAAGGTTTAACATTTATTGAAACTATAAATCCTTCATATGTAGTTCCTGAACCTATAGAAGCATCAGCACCAAAACCAGAAAAAGAAACAAAACTCATGGATTTAATAAGAAAAATGTACGAATTAGAACCAAGTATAAGATATAATAATAATACCGACCAATATATTAAGGCGGATACATATTATGATGAGAATAGAGAATATTTTAGTACTGTAGATATTGAACCATTCTTTCGTAAATATACGATTAACGAACAAGAATTTAATTTTTTTATGAGAATATTTTCAACTTTTCAAAGAAATCCTACTGTAGTTGATGCAAATCAAGCAGAATTAAGACCTGAACCAGAAGTTGAAGTTGATCCAACATTAGATGAAGATAAAAATAATAAACTAATGGGTTATTTTAATGAATTATGGGAAATGAATAGTGATGACTATTTAGAAACTGAAACATATAGAAAAACTGCTACGTATTATGAAAGAAATAAAGCATATTTTAATTCATTAGATAGAAATGCAGAAAAACAACCAATGATTTTTAAATATTTAATGCATCATGAAACAATCCGCCCTATTGAAAATTTTAATAGATATCCATTTTTTATGAAGTTATTTGATAGATTAAGTGGTGATAGAAGAACTGAAGCACCAGAACCAAATGAAAATGTAGAAGAACCAGAAGAAACAAACAGTTGGCAAGATTATGAAGGAGGAAGAACATCAGAACAACAAAATATTCCAGAAAATGAAACACCATCCGCACCACAACCAATCGCACCATCTGGAGGCGGTAGGAAATCAGGAATACCAGAACCACCACCATCACTATTTAAACCAGATAAACCAGGGACAGTTTATGTTCCTTCTACAATGTGATTATTATTTTCTAATTTATCTAATCTACTAATTAAACTATCAATTAATATTTGTTGTTTATCAATTAATATTTGTTGTTTTTCAACTTTTTTATTTAGTTCTTGAACTGCTCCAGTTAATAAAGGAGTAAATTTAGAATAATCTAATTGTTGCATCATATTCGGATCATCTTTTACACCACTTACTATATTTGGTATAATATTTTCTACTTCATGAGCTAAAAACCCTTGAAAAAACCCGTTATATCCTGCTTCTACATCGTGTTTCATCCTATAAATAACGGGTTTTAACAACATTAAACTGTCTAATGCGTCATCTAATTTTGTTATATCTTGTTTCAATCTATAATCTGAGCTATTAGCATATGTCACAGTTGAAGGGCTTGACATAATAACGGCACCTGCCGATGTTCCAGCTATTGTAAAACCTATTATAGATTGAGCGAAAGTATATGTAAGAGCATTAAAAACCCATCTATAATCTGTGCTTATTTGTCTGATAACAACACCAAAAGACGAATGTTGTGTTGCTAATACTTTCCCTGATATGTTATTAATATACATTTCTGCATTGCCATCTGTTGTAGGCAGAATAAAAAAATATTTAGAAGATACTGTTGGTGTTATAGATGGATGTATAAAATCAATATATTGACTAGATAGAGTCATACCCGAAATTGAAGCATTTGTAGTTAATGTATTCATACGAATTACATTTCTATATGTTGAAAATGACTGAGCATACCAAGTATTACAAAAAAAAGAAAAACCAGTATCATTCATTATTAAATCATTATTTAGAGTTAAACCACCATTAGCTTTTAATTCCCATCTTGTAATACCTGATGAATTATAACCCTGATTACCTATGTTATTAAAATACCAATAACCATCACCATAAGCATTATTTCCAGTTCTTGTTATTTGCATAATATCGCCTGATGTTGATGATGGAAACATTAAAATTCTAGAAACTCCAACTGATTTTAAAATATTAAAATTACTTGTAGGGTTAATACTAATAGTAGTTCCGCTATTTGGTGTAATTACATTTGTTTTTATTTGTGTAGTTGTTGTTATATCTCCATTATTCAATAATTCCCAAACAGTAGAACCGGCAGTATGATACCCAAAATTCCCCGAATTATTAAAATAATGATAACCAGAAGTAGGAGATGTATCCCCAACACGAGCAATTAAAACAATATCACCTGATGTTGATGATGGAAAAAATTTAATTCTATTAACTCCAGCAGATTTTAACCAATTAAAATTTGATGTAATACCAATATTAATAGTTGTACCAGAAACAGGTGATATAGAATTACATAAAAATGAAGTAGCCGAAAATGTAGCATAAGTTAATGTTCCAATAGTATTAATATTTCCTGTTGTTCCATCAATGGACCATACATTGGCAGCAGTAGCAGTATTATAAACCCCAATATTATTTGATGTATTAAAAAATAAATATCTTGTCCCAGCTAGTGCCCCAATTATTTTTAATCTATCTCCGCTTGATGTTGCAGTATCAAGAATAATAGGTGTATATATTCCATTTTTAAAATCCCATATAGCAGTTGTTGATATAGTTGTTCCACTAACTTGATTTAATGTATTTGTTAAAATTGAACCAGTTGTTTGAATTGTGCCTGACGAAGCATTTAAAGAAGAACATGATATAGCTCCAGCCCCTGTTATTTTCCAAAATGTCGTAAGAGTCTCAACACAACCCAATTCGTCATTCGTATTATAATATAATTTTCTAATACCACCAGCAGTTCCAAAAATTTCTAATCTATTACCTGAACCAATTGTTTTTGCATCTAAAATAATTGCAATTTGATTTGCAATATTATTAAAATTCCAAATTGCATTTGTTGAAATAGTTGTTCCTGAAACTTGATTTATTTTATTTGTTGAAACACCATTGGCACTATTTGTTTGAATATTCCCATTTGTAAAAATATTCCCAGCCGCATCAATTGTCCATATTAAATATTGTTCTGGTTCAACTTGAGCTCCAAAAATACCATCTAGAGTATAAAACAAAGATTTATTAACAGTTCTGGCATAAAATTTACAAACAGCGTTGTTAGTTGATCCAGCGGTTGAATTAGGATTAATTAAAGCATGTACAATATTTGATTCATCTAACCATACCCAAGCAATTTGACTTCCTATACCATTTAATGCTATATCAGTTTTTAGAATAAATTTTGTTTTATTTAGTATTCTCATTTCAAAATCACCAGTCGCTAATGGTTTTATATACATGTAGTTACTAGCAGTTGTTAAAGTCTGAGATGGATGAGGGAAGCCAACATAAGTAGCTATAATATCAAGAGACGAATTATTAGTATCTATGAATCTATTATCTAAATATATTGATGGTTGATATCCTATATATGTATTAGATTTGATGATTTTTGTTATTAAGTCATTCATAAAGGTTTTATTCCCGTATATTATTTGATTTGAACTTAAATCAACAAAAACAGAAGAACCTGAACGTGGATTTATCACACGGTTTTCTCCTAACTCGTTAAATATAGTACGACTCATTATTATATTAGTATAGAAAAAAAAATACTCTAAAAATAATTATTTTAATCGTTTAAATTTTAAAATAATCATTTAGAAATATTTTCTCATTATATTTATATAATGCCACCTAAAAAAATGCAAGTTATAGATCTACCAGTTGTAGGAGTTATCGATTTAAACGATGAAGTACCAATGAAAACTAAGAAACCTAAAAAAGTTGAAGCAGTTGTAGAAATGCCAGTTGTTGAAGTCGTCCAAGAAAAACCAAAAAAAACTCGTAAAGTAAAATCCCCAGTTCCTGAAGAACTTGAACTAAATAGAAATTATGAAGAACCAGTTAAGGAAAGTAAACCAAAAGCAGGCAACGCTTGGATCGCCCATATTAAAGCCTTTGCACTAGAAAATGGAATCACATATAATAAAGCAATGTTAGACCCTCGACTAAAAGAAACTTATATTAAGTCTACTAAGGGTAAAGTGAGTTTGTAATAAATTAATATCTAGTTTATATTACAGATTACAGTAATTTATATATATTACTAATATTTAGCATAGCTATGTCTGTCAGTTCAACTACTATTTTATAGTTTTATGAAACACGAAATTTTTTCATAAATGCTTGATGGTTTTCATCTAATGTCTTATAATCCCCCCAAAGTACAAAACGACTCAAAGCAGACGCACTATAAGGATTAGAAAAATCTTCATTTACAGCATGTCTTTTGATATAATTTTCCCTTTTAATTTTATCGCCATGGTCAATGTAAGTATTACCACCTCTTAAACCGAAGTGAATAATTTTTCCATTGTTAAATACTGCCTGATACCTCTTGTTAATTCTAGTGGATGGTTTTATTATCATATATAATATAATTTAGATTTTATTATTTAATAAATTCTAATTTATACTCGCTCTATATTCTTGTGCCTTTGCTTTAGCATCATAATATTTTTTTTTAATTCGTTCTTTATTATCTTGATAGTACTGTTTATATTTTGCTTTATGTTTGTCGTAGTAAATTTTATGATATTCTAATGACTCAGGTGTTTTGTAATAGTCTTTATATTTTTCTTTATATTCTTCTAATTTATCTTTATTAGATAAACACCATAATTTATAATATCTATATAGTTTTTCTTTGTTCTTCTGTTTATATTTAACTTGATAAAGCTTTTTATTATCCAATGATAAATATGAACGATTTTTATTAAGTATTGGTTTTTTTTCATCTAATATACGATCTTCTTCTATTAGTAATGCAAATTTATTATAACATGGATATTTTTTATAAATACTACAAGCGAAACCATCCCAGCCGCCGTTTTTTCTGATAATCTCATATAGTTGTTTATTATATAAATTTGATTTTGGATTATTACAATTAGATTTATGTGCGATAATACGTGTTAAAAAATTTGATGTTGAACCAATATAAAGTAATTCAGGAATAGTTTTATGTTGAATTGTGTATATTACAGAGTTTAAATAAGCTTCTTCTGTAGGTGGCATTATATAACTTAACTTAGAAAAAACTAAAGATTTTTTTAAATAAAATAAAAAAATCATTCATTTAAAATCTACTTTTGAACTTTGTAAATTCATAGTAAGATAAATGTTTATTTGGAAGTAGCTTGAATGGCACGCTGTCGGATTCTTCATCGGATGATAAAATAAAAATATCATTCTGGATATTGCATATACAAAGCTCACATATATATAGGTTAGTTAGATATCTACCACTTTGTACATCCTTACTTTCTCTTGTATAATATGAAAAAGAGGTTATAGACGAACATGTGTTTAAACATAAATTGCATATATCAATCATGGTTATTATTAATTTTACTAGATATTTTATTTATTCATCTAATAATATTAAACTCATTGCACTATAATTGTGTAAATCAATAAGAGTATCCCTTAAGCTTTCATTATTTAATAAAGTTATCCCATTATTTGTAATTGACATAGCCCGTTGAACTTTTTCGTTAATACGAATCAGCACCCCAATCGTTCCATATGTAGCAAACGCATCTCCATAATCAATGTTCTTCTTTGTAAATAGCTCAAGTGCTTCAGCTTGTATTGTTTTCATTTGATGTACTCTATTTTCTGTATTCATTATATATAAACTAGATATTTTTATTTATTATCCGCCCGAAATGTGTTTGGCATAAAAGGCTTGATACAACATCAGGATCTAAATTTTGTCGTCATAGAATATATAATTTATTTGTAATCGTTGTTTTTTTACGATGGTATAGCGTCGAAGAAATTATTGGA